ATCCTATTTCTCCAAATTTCAATGAATAAAAGCGACGTATCAGAACTCATATAATTATTATTATTTGTTCCTTCATTATTATGAATACTGTGTGGAATCACATACTCATTGAAATCATTATAAGAACTGATTTTTTCCATTAAAGCCAAACAAGAAGATACCTGACATTCATTATATTGGCTATTGATACCATAAGCAGAAGTTTTATTTTGATTGTTATTTTGGGCTGAACCCAGTTGGATGTTCCCTAACGCATAACAGTTTTGGATAGTAGTGTATTGTGTGCATGATATTCCGGCGGCATCACATTGTTTCCAGTTGCCTCCGGTTATTGTAATATCCACATTCGTATAACAGTTGGAAATAGTACATCGTGTATTAGTGTTGTTAGCATCGCTTTTTCCGATCAATCCTCCGGCATTACCGTCTTTTTGGATTTGAATACTACCTGTCACAAAGCAATTATCAATAATAGGAAAAGATGTCTCTGTTTCTGGGGTTTCTGTACAACCAGCTATTAAGCCTGCGCTTAAATTTTCATTGCTTTTATTTGCTACAATATTACAATTCTGAAGTCCTAAATTTTTAATTTGCGCTCCAAATCCAATTTTGGCAAATAAACCGCAGTGCCAGTTAGTGGTTTCGTTATCAACAGGCGTAATAGACAAATTAGAAATTACTTTTCCGTTTCCGTCCAATATCCCGGCGAAAGGGGCACCAAAATAGGAGTTTTCTCCTCCGATAGGATTGAATGTTTTGTTATCCATATCAATGTCTTCCGTCAGTTTGTAATGGACTCCTTTGTCCAGGTAATTATTGTTTAAATACTTAGCCATTGTTTGGAAATCGCTGATTGATGAAATTAGGTAAGGACTGTCTTTCGTACCCTCACCGGTCAGGTAAGTATGATCGCTGTAGTGGAAAGTCGTTCCAAAGTTTTCGCTGTCTGTTTTTTTCAAGCCGAATGTTTTTTCATTGCTGTTCCATTCTTTCCAATCGATGCTTTGTGGCAAGATTGCACCTTCTATCCCGCCGGGATTAGAAGCTGGGATACAGTCGATATTAGGACTGGCATAGTTATCGTTATTGCCGATATTGGTTGCTTTATTCACACCAATGATACGGTTTCCTCTTGGATCTTTAGTATATTGACTGGTAGAGCTTTCGATCTGAGGGTTCAATGCGATGCAATGATCAACAGTTCCTTCGTTTAGCCCGACGATGCCACCTATCCCTGCTTCATTCACAGCCGTATTTTTGAGAGATACGCTTGAATAACAATTATTGACTGTTCCGGTCGGAGCATTATATCCGACAATACCTCCCAATCCGGATGTCAGCGGAGATGAGTGGTCGATTTGTTGGCTGATCGCTCCCTCTGAGAAACATTTTTCTATAATCCCACTGTTTTTCAAAGCGATGGTTCCTCCTTGTATTCCGCTTTGGATATTAGTTGTATTTTTATCAATCTTTACACCCAAATTTTTCACAATGCCATGCTCTCCAATTTGATAAAACAAAGCTGTATTTGTTGAGGTATTATTTTGAATGTTTAGGGTGATTTGATTGTAGTTACCGTCTAATGTCCCGGTAAACGCAAGAAGTGAACTACCGATGTAGCTCCACTGAGTGGTGATTTCAATGTCATTAACCAATTTATAGTGGACATCCATATCATCTTTGATTTCTTTGAGTTGGTCAGCTGTTGAAATCAGATAAGGAGATTCAGGGGTTCCTTGACCCTGCCCATTAAAAGCTAAAACCTTGCCGATTGACAATATTGTCAGTATAAAGCAAATTCGTAAAATTTGCTTTATGGAAATTTCTATCATATTAATTAAAAATTGAATGTTAATAATTGAACAAATATAGGACTATATAAGATAAATATTTATTAATAATCATGCATATTGGCTTTATTTAACTTTTGCTTTTTGAGTTTGCCAATTATGGTAAATATTTTCCTGTAAATTTACACCTGTTTAACACAAACGGGCCAATCGTGATTGTGTGACAAGAACTGAATGCCAATAGTATCTTGGCGATTCGGTTGTCGTAATAAAGTCTTTTCATATCTGCCAGGGGTTTTTGTATGGATCATAAGATGTCTGGAATGTCGCCATCTGCCAGTCTGTAACCGGCTTGTTGTCTTCTGCTATTTTTCGTGGAATCTGAGGGTTGATTCTCAGCTTAGAAGCATCATTAAGCCACTTCATGGAATCCTCATAATCTCTCATTCTAACAACACTGACGTTATTGGGAGCAATCAGTTTGGTAAGCTCGTACACAGCCAACCGAATCATGTGCTTTTTGAGATTGTAGTTTCTGGGATCGTGTAGTGCAAGATTTTCCCCGATAACCGGACTGTCACTGTTCACGTCTATTTCAGGGTAATACACTTGGCCATCATATACAACGTACTCATGTGATGAAAGTTCGTATTCGTTGTACTGAGGATCATAATCGGCAATAGCACCCCAATTTTCCGATTCCAAAGGGTTTTTATTATTGTCGAACCCCTCCAGTGACATCAAAGTATAATAGGAACCGTCAAACTTTACGACATTCCAAAGCTCGTACTCAATCGGATTCCAGTCTGTATATTCAGCAAGTTTCCATCCGTTTACCATCGGGATTCGTATATCCCCAAATCTCCATCCGTTTTCAACAAGACAGATATAAGGCGTATCGTTATATAAGACAATATCACCTTTGTAATAGGTTTTGAACTGGCTGTATCGTTGAAATTCCCGTATCTCGCCTTTCTCATCCACAAACTCTTCCCAGTATTCCACGGAAGAAGGAGCCTTGTATCCGCTGATCGATCTTATTATCTCGTGGATTTTACCATCAAAATAAATATGTGCTCCGATCGGATAAGTTACCTTTCGGTCGTATTCAGCGATATACTTCCCTTTATTTAGTTCTTTAGTTCTCGCTCAGATACTCTATGACACTCATTTCTGCGGCTTCCTCGGCTTGAATGAATGTTTCCGGTTCGTTTCTCGTTATCTGGGAAAGGCTGTCTTGCGTGATGATTCCCAGATAATCGCTATTGTTTAAAAATCGTCTGTACATAGATTAATGGTTCGTTAATAGTTAAATCCTTCGTTAATGGTAGCTGTGGAAAGGATGGTCATAGAACCGTCCCCTCTTTTGTATTTCGTCCAGCTATCCCTTAAATAATAGCATAGCAGGTAATCAAGGCAGTCGGACAAGTGGCCGTATTTTTCGTATTTTACGCCTGTTTTAGCGTCTGTAACCTTTGCCTTGCACTTTGTACCATCCTCGTTCTTTAACTGGTAAATAAGGTATTCTGTGAGCTTCCTGCAACGTAAATCAATCATCAGTTTCCATCCGTCAAATCCCTCGAACACCTCATTGACAAATTCACATCGGGTAACTTGTGGAGGCTGCTTTTTTAAGAGCTTGATCTTAGGTTTCAATACGCCCTTGCCCAGTGTTTCCGTGATGATGGTGTAGTTGTTTGTCCCATCTTCATTTGTGGTTGAACGCTGTAATCCGGCAGGGTCTCCTGTCACGTCCACCCCTCCGATATGTTTTTCCCTATACAATTTCTGTTGTATCTTCCTTGCCAGAGCCGGAGTATTGTTTTCCTTCTTTTCCGGCAATCCCAATATTTCCTCTATGACATATATCTCTTTTTTGTCATAGTTTATCTGAGCCAACAAAGTAGACATTCTGGGTGCAACATTGAAGTCCTAGATGGTAATGATAGGTTTGGTCGGATCGTAGACCTTTTCCTTCAGGTTCGTTATAAGATGTCTGGAACCGTCAAAATTGTGGTAAACGGCCATATCGTTGGCTTCCACGAAATCCCAGTTACCATATAACAAACGCTCCTTTGTGGCTTGGTCACGAATCTTGTTCAATGCCGCCTCGTAAGTCTGCCGGAAAGCGATGTCCGGGTTGTCGAATACGGAGAACGGTATATAAGCCTCTCCCTCCCGGCATTCCACCTTGTCTCCGTTTTCATCCTGTACGAACCGGGAACGTACCCAGTTTGTAGTCGGGTTGGTGCTCATAAACATTCTGGATGTCTTGAATGTCTCGTGTATTCTCCAACGAAGACGGGAAAAAAGCACTTCAACCGCCTTTTCCGAAATCTCCGACACCTCGTCGATCATGGCAATCGTATGTTCGGAAGAACCGAATCGCTCGAAGTTCGGGTCAGAAGGCAGATCGACCATTTCCTTCATGATAATGACAGAGTCGTTCCAAAAGGTAAGCGTACCTTCCAGATTATTGATTCTGTAGTTCACTTCTTCTTTTAATCCCCAGTTTTTTAGAACCGTCTTGATCGTATTCCAAGTAGATTCCTTCAAAGACTTGATTGTCTTACGTGCCACGACCGCACGGATGTTCTCAAATCTCATGCAGGAAATACTGAGCCAACAGGCTCCCAAAAACAATTTTCCACCACCTGCTGCTCCACCACCTAATATCATTTGTGGCAGATTTGTGTTTCCACATGACTCACAAACAGGCTTGTATTGTGGATTCTTTTTTACATCGTATCCGATGAGTTTCTGTGTTATGTGACCGCCACATTTGGGGCAATAATCCGGTTGAAGCAATTTCCATAGTTCATATTGCCTTTCTGACGGTCTGAAGTCAATTTTAATGTTCTGGGGTGGTCTCAGTTTTGCATAAATTCCCATGTTTAGATATTTGCAGCGGCAATCGTAATGACAGAAACCGCCATGATTATAAGTATGTTGTTTAGAATTATCTTTCTCATAGTCTGGTCTTATATGGAAACAGCACCCAACTTTTTAGGGCTGGATGCTGTTTCGGAAGTGTTCTTATGAAACATGAATTTTAATTTCTCGCTCTTTCTTTAAAATCTCATTCAAGGCATCCGAAGTGGCTCTTGATTCCAGCACCTTGCCTTTTACCTTGTTTTTCCCAACAAGAATGCACCCTGCGCTATCGGTAGCGGTGTTTCCGGGATGTATTAGGATTCCAATAAAATGCGGCACATCATGCAGTCTTGGTAAGACACGTTTGAATCTGAGTGAGTATTCCATCGTAACCTTGTATTCTCCTGATGGGATAGCGGTCTTTGAATAAACCTTTTCCGGGCATTCGCAATTCAATCCTTTAGGCGTGTTCGGACAGTATGCCGGAAGTTCTCTCACCTTGTCTTCCAGAGTATCGCAGAAATATTTTCCGTCAATGTATAAACGCCCGATTGTATAAGTCGCTCCTTTGAAAATTCTTTTCAGTTGCAGTAACATTTTGGTTTCGGTTTAAAAATGAACAATATGTGATTTTGTTTTTAATTAAGAATAGCGATGTCTGGCAGGGTATGTTTTATGAATGTTATACGAATAACTTATATTTACCGTATATGCTTTGTTAAATATAAATATTGCGCATTGTGGATATTTTCTACATTTATATCCACACATACACAATATTTTTTTTAGTTTTCTGTTTTGTATAGTGCTGTTAATCATGTATGTATGGCTATTGTTTGAAATTTGGCATGTATATTGTATTAAAATGGTAAAGATTGTTTAGAAGTAATTTTAGGTAGAAGAACATAGACATCATTTTTCAAACATCGTGTAAATATTGCTTTATAACATTACTTGGAAATAGTAGAGTATTTGTTTATTCATAATGCGAAAAGGAATTGCTTGTGAAAGCGATTCCTTTTATTAGTTTTGGGTTTTGCATGTTGCTGGGGGCATTGAAAATATGCCAAATCCATATATTGTTGGTTCAAAAGCAAATCAAGAGGAAAGTTTTGTTGTTTGATTTATCAGATAATAATTGATATTAGTTGTAGATACTAATTGAAAAGTGTGCCACCATAGGATAAGTATAATGACCTTTGTATCATCCAAATACAAAGGTAAAATGAAGACTATGGTAGAAAGACAATCAATAATACACATGTATAGAGTATGCGGTTATAGCAAGCGGCGTATTTCTCGTGAACTTCATGTTAGCCGTCATACCGTTGA